TGAGCGAACTGTTCATCGTTTAATAATGCTTTTGCACCAGCCATGTCGGTTCTCATGGACTTAAAGACTTCTCTTTCGTTTTCGTTTACGATTTGGGATAAAATATGTTCGTTTACCATAAAAAATACACACTCCTAGTGTTTTCTGGTTCCATCTGGGTTACGTCCCATGATGGCATAAATATTAGTAGGCTTAGATTTCTCTGCAGATAAGTTGTCATGTATTGGTTCTGCTTTGGATTCGCCTTTTTCTGCGACAACCTCTTCTTCTTCGGAGGTTTCTTCCACTTCTTCAACCTCTTCGGTTGGTTCGATTTCTTCTTCAACTTCAACTTCTTCTTCAGTTTCTTCTTCTTCGGCTTTTAATGCTTCAGAGTCATCGACTGGAGTTAAAGCTTCAGTTAAAGTCTTGGTGAACTCTTCTTGCATGGATTTTAATGCAGTTTGGAAGTCAGTTTGCATTGTTGCAATAGTTTCTTTCAATTCAGAAACTTCTGATTTTAAAGCAACAACTTCTGCTTCTTCACTCATACCCATAGCAGAGAGTACTTTACTTTTTAATGATTTAACATCGTCTTGGTTTTCCATTATATCACCATTTACTTCACAGAATTTACTATCATGTAAACACGGAGATTTCACTAGGCTTACTGATAGGACTACTGGGTCAGGAACATCTTTGATTAGACTGTTTCCTGAACTACTAACATCTTTACAACTACAAGGCAATTCAAGAGTACTATCTGATTTTAATGCAGACAAATACTCATCTGCTCTTGACTTAGTGAAGACACTAGCACTATACCCAGTATAACCACCAGATAAAGCCAACTCAATGGCTTGTGGGTCAGTTAACTGTGAAGTGACAAACCAAGAACCACGAGGATAAGACTTCATGGATCCATCGAGTGTGGTCATGGTAGTGTCTTCTGTTAGTAAGAATGAGTTTAACGGTGTGCCTATCTTGGCTCCGTTTCGTGTGAGTCCATGTTCATGGTCTATGAATTGGTATTTTTCATAGGATTTAGCAAATTCACGGATTTGATTTTCAGTTAATGGAGTTTCACCATTCTCATAATCGCAGTCATGTGCATTGGGTATCATGACTGGTGCGGTTAAGGTGATAGTTCCATCACTGTTCTGTGTAATTGATTTCATAAGAATAATATTGAAGAATTAAGGGTATCTTCATATTAGAGTCTAACGATTTAGAAAAAAAGAATTTAAGTTTATAATTTAATAAGGTCTTCCTCACGAAACTGTTGCTTATCAACTGGTGCAGCATAACCATAAGGTATCACGAAAGGTGCATTACTACATCGACAATTAATCCACTCTTCAATAGGACCAGAAGTGTCACCAGGATAAGCGAGTCCATTACTGTATTGTCCGCCCATTGGTATGATTTCACCGTTGATTTCTGCGTGACTGTCTCTTGTTCTGTCATCATCAGCGGCTATCCATTGAGTGTACTCCACATTCAAGTCATTGTAGATTCTCATTACTCCACGGTTGTGACTGTTGTGTATTTCGGTACGGGCTATTCTTTTGGCTTCCCATGTTTCTAATTCATTGAATCGTTTGGTTAGCATATTAGAGACTACATTGATTCCGTGTCCATCAGTGTATCCTTTTGTTATGATTTGGTTAATGTCACTGGATACTCTGCTGAGTGTTCTTTGACTTGCAGTGAATACTCTTTCTAATAAGTCTTCTTCACTCCATTTGATTGTACCGAATAGTTTATCAGATTTCTTTCGGATTGTTGTTGTCATATTAGTTATCCGTGATTTCCAACGAACAGTATAATCTGCTTTCATTGCAACAGTATCTGTGGTTAATTGGATTAATCGTTCTGCTTCTTGTTGTCCTAAACGGTATTCACGTTTATTATACTTGGATAATATCTGATAATATTCCTCATGGGCTTCAAGGATTGGTGCAGTTATTAAATTGATTTGTCCTTGAAGTAATTGGTAGTCACTCCAGTATTCAGTGAGATTGGATTGTACTTGTTCACTTAACTTTTGGAAGAATTGATTGAGTTCCTGTTGTAATGCAAGTTCATTCTGTTGTGACCTTTTCTTGCTTATCTTCGCTGCCAATATCTGTCTCTTGGCTTTCAATGCCTTTGTCAATTGGTTCACCTCTTACAGATTCTTCAAGGTTTGCGAGTATACTATCCACTTCAAGGAATGGGTCTGCTTCACCATTACTCCACACTTGCTCTAATGGAACATTGTTAATGTATCTTGCGTTGAGGTAGTAGTCATCTTCATCCTGAATTGTTAAACCAAACTTGCTGCCGAAATTATCAATCAGTTCCTTAATGGTCATTGCTCCACGTTGGAACAGGAACTCTGCTAATGCTAAGTCTTTTGTGTAGTCGATAGGAGCTACATCTTCAATAACAAACTTCCATGATGTGACTCCTAATTCCGCACCGATACGATTAATCAAAGCTTCACATTCTGCTTTGATAGGTGCAATAGTACCATACTTATAACTTGCTGAAGTGTTGTCACTGTTAGTACCGTTCAAGCTTCCAGCATCATAAATACCAAGTCTTGATGGATCCACATGATGAGCATGTATAACTTCATCACGGGTGTCTTTACGGTACATTCTGAAGTGGCCTTCTTCAGCTTGTACACTTAATGGTGTGATTTGTAAATCAACATTACCTTCTTCACCTTCTGATGGTATGGTGATACAGATTGCGGAATGTGGATTCTTGATTACTTCTTTGATTTGTTGACCGATTTTATATCGGAGTGTTTGTGTTATGTCATAGTTCTCATTGACTGTACCATCTTCATTGTATGGTTCTTCGTCATAATCGGCGAAGTCACCAGTTACTGTGATTGCAAACTTAGGCATTCCGTAGTTCTCGAAGAAACTGTTATTGTATTTGACTGCTCCAATATCACCTTTGATGGAACCTAAACAAGACACAATAGGTGGCCTACCATAATAATCTGTTCCTGGTGCATACTCCATAGTCCATAATAATTCATTGGCTTTACGTTCAGCAGGAAGACTATTATAGGGATGGAATTGTCCAGTGTCTGCATCTACATCACATAATACTCCGTGTTCATCGTAGTTTTTACCGTAGATTACGAACCATACACGGTCACCACTTGGAGTAGTGTGTAGTACACGTTTCATATCTGTGTGCCTACGCAATGTCTGTGCAGGGATATGTTTCAAACGGAGTATATCGGACTTGGCTGTATCCTCACGGATAATCTCAATAGCACCATAACCAATACTCCTACGGTCATACACCATACGTTGCAAATGAGTATTAATAGATGGAGTACTATTATCCAATACTTCATAGAACCTTTCCTTTTCCGCTTCAATTGGGTCAGTATCCTCAATTGGTTTCAAAGTATAATCAACACCAGTACTATCAATAGCAACCGCCTCAACACATGAAGCATGATAAGTATACAAATCCAACAAAGCCACAAGGTCATAAGGATTATACTTCGGATTCAACACTGATATCCCTTGTTTCAACGGGTCACTTATTTCTTGCTTACTACCAGTAGCAGGGTCAATATTCGCTTTCAATGCATACTTATTAACTTCTAATTGGTCAATAACATGCACATCACTATTATTATCAACTGTTACAATAAAACTATCACTTCTCATAAAATATCACGCATGAACTTTCTTCTTAGGCTTACGCCAAATATTACAAGACCCAGTCAAAGAGTCAGTTATATCATCAGGCTTACCATCCTGACCAGTAAAAGATACAAGATGGTCTATAATATCAATGTTCCAATCACCACGTAACCAGTATATTCTACCGGCTTCGGCTAATGCTTCGAGATTGAAACTTCTTAAATTCTTTTTAATCTTTACCTTATCACCACGAATGTTATACTTTTTAAAAGTAGGATTCTTTCTGAATTGATTAATTAATAATTTACTTCCTGCTCCTGGTTCCTGTTCAATTCTAATCTTAACATTAATACCATCATGTAATGCAGTTCTTTCAAATGTGGATAATACTTGACTTGCACTGTACTTTCCAGTGTTGATGTCGAGGATGTAAATGTTGGTTCCGTCCCATGCTGTTAATGCTCCAGCTGTTGCATCTCCTTTTTTACCACTGGCTCCGAAGTCCCAGTATCTCATCATAGGTAGATTGTCAGGAACTTCATCTATCTGACGGTAGCTTGTATTAGTATGGGAGTAATTGTACCATTACCGTTTGACAAT